TCTACTGCCCTACGGCTTATCAACAAAAGCAACATCGTAGCCAAGTTCCAACATATCGCAAACTGCACAAGTTTGATCTGCTTCAATAATTCTTTTTAAAACAGTTTCAACATTACGCCCGACCATGTGAAACGCGCCTTCGCGTATTAAGGTTCCCTGCCACCTTACTTGGTCTTCAGACATTACACCCCGATCAGTTTTTACTTCAATGCAAAACATTCGGCCCTTTTGGTTTTTGAAAAACCCAAACAAGTCTGGAAAACCTTTTAGCGGGTGTTTCTTGTAGAATGTCTTACCCCCGCGCGTGTGCGTGAGAGGCTGCACAGGCATACGCCAAACGCTGAAGCCAGCTTTCTCAAGAGCTTGTTTTATATTTCTTTGTAGTTCTGTTTCTTTATTCATATTTATATTATAGCAAAAAAAAACCCGCTGGTCAGACCGGCAGGTTTTCACACAGATTAAACTCACAAAGGAGTATAAGAAAGAACTCTTCGTGCGGTTATGCTATCACGTCTTAACAGCTTTAACAACACCTTCGCAAATAGCCCTACCTGCTTGCACCGCTTGGTTTTCAATCCAAACCTTTGTTACTCCGCTGTGAGTAAGAAAGCAAAACTCAGTAAGGGCGCTAGGCACTGTTGTTGACTTTAAAACACCGAGCCAAGAACCATCCTTAGTACCCCTGTCGGATAAACCTAGCTTGTTGACGAGGCTTGTTTGTAGGCACTCGGCTAAATGCTTACTCGCATTGTTTGGCGCTCCAAAAGTTTCAGTTCCTTGAACATGTTCTTTTATATATGCGTTAGTGTGCACCGAAATAAAAAGGTCAGCATTTTTTTCTTCTGCATATCGGTACCTTGCCGATAGGCCAAACTTATTTGTTTTCGTTGGTATGATGTGAACAGTAGCACCAAGTCTTCTCATCTCCATAGCAGCCGTTTCCACTTGTATTATGTTTACATCATGCTCGCGTATTTCTTCCCTAGCATTCCAAGCTCCATAATCAAAACCGCTATATGTTTTACCATGTCCAGGGTCGAGAACAATAACCCTCCCAAGTAAAGGCTGTTCTTTTTTTTCTTTTTCATTATCGAAAATACCCAATAGTTTTTTTACTTCATCAACTTTAATTGAAATTGTTAAATGTGAATCGTCTGCTTTAATGTCTAATAAGTCAGTCATAATTTTCCCCTAAAAATGTGTTTAGAAAACTGTAGCAAAAAAATAAGATAAAAAAAAGAAGCCACCGAAAAAATCAGTGGCCTCCACGGGTATTAAGGCTGAAAACTATGCTATCGTCGTAACGTCGCACTGTAATTCTTTAACTAAAATTCTAACAAGAAGCCCGCCAGCAGGTGCTCCAGTAGCAAGAACAACTAGCTTACTGTTAGCGTTGTCTCTTGTGATTGAAAGTTCAACCGTTGAGCTGCTGTGTATAGCTTGAATGATACATTTATCTAAATCAAACGAGCATGGCATATCTTTAGATTGGCCGTTTGTTAAAGTTGTGACAAAACATTTTTCAGTGTCTTTAATATCACCGAGTCTAACCACACCTTCATCTGTGCTAGGTGCGTCAGCTACTTCAACCTTACCGCCTCTGAATTTAGAATCACCAATAGCAACTAATGCTTTACAACCGCTAGGCCCAAACAAGGCATCAGCAACTAAAGCAGCGTCCGATTCTACGATCGGGTTAGCTTGTCTGTCTGCAGAATACTGTTCTATTGAACCTGTAGCTACAGCAAAAACGCCACCCCTGTCTCGACCACCAGCTGCGGTTCCAGCAAGACCAAAAACTCCAATATTAGAAAATGCTGCACCGTTTGCAAGTGCGGTAATCCCTACATTGATTCCGTTTTGTGGTTTCGGGGAAAGGGCATAGATGCCTGTGGCTTGAGTAAAAGTTCCAGCTTTCGCGTTAGCCTCAAAATTACCGCCAGCAAGTAAGACAGTGCCGTCTTGACAATTACCGTGATAGTGAGTGGCTGAAGTCATAGCTTGTGCTGCACTTAGAAGGAAGGGGTTACCAGACCCGTTAGTATTAACATGCGCTTCTAAAAGCTCAGTTCTGAAAGTGCCGGTGAGTGCTGATGTAGAACTTTGCGTCCTTTTAGAATACCTATTTTGCTGTGCTGCAAGGCTGTTAGAAGAAACAAAGTGAGTGTCTCCATCTGACGTTACAACATTTGCTTGGGTTAAACTTCTTGCATCGTCAATATCTGCTTCAATAGCTGAGTCCAATTGTACTCGACCGATTGAGTCAGCAGTAATATCAAGTTTCCCCTGCGCCGTTTTTTCAATTCTAAGCCCGTCTATATTTACATCGGTTAATGCTGAATCAGTATTTTGAACAACATTAAAATCAGAATCTTTTGCACTAGTAGCTGCCACTGATTGCGTGCAAAGCATTTTATCTTGAGCCTGCAATGTCAGTGTTGAGTTGTCGTTGAAAATTAAAGTCATTGCTGTATCAACAACAAAAGTTTCCCCAGGTGCTAAAGCAACATCTTTTAAGTCAGCTCCATTTCTTGTATCACCACCAGCTATTACACTAGCAGGTAAAGACAAAGAACCATCCGACAAAAGAAGTCCAATATATTTAATATCTCCTTGCGATAAATTATCAATTTTTGCATCTAATGCTGCATCTGCTGCAACCCTTGCCGCTGTTTCAGCAGAAACCTGCGTGTCAGTATATGCTTTAGAATCTGCTTCAGCTTTTGCTACTGAGCCAGCACCAGAACCTTCAACAATATCTAGCCTTCCAGATAATGCGGAGTCGCCAGCAATACGGGCTGTTTCTTCTGCACTAACCGAATTTGTTAAAACTGTATCTGCTGAAGTTCGCGCTAATGTTTCTGCTGACAAAGATTGAGTTAGAGCGTTATCAGCCGCAATTCTCGCTGTTTCTTCTGAAGTTATGTTGGATTGTAATGTAGAATCAGCGGCCGCAAACTCAGACCTTACAGCTGCACGGTCTACAGTCGCAGCTTCGTGTGCAGTTTCTGAAGCTTGCAAAATAACTTTGACACTTAAATTGTCAGCAAATAAATTTCCGCTAAATGTTCCTAGGTTTGAACCATTTACACCAACAAGATTATCTATTCTTGTGTTTACAGTTGTTGTTCCGTTCGCGCCGTTAGTATCTACCTGCTGTATCTCGGCTTCTAATTGCAACAATGCTTCTTTAACAGTTGCGCCGGTAATAATAGAAAAAAGTGCAGGATCTAAAGGTACACTGTGCGCTCCAAGCTCACCATTTGCGTTACCTAAATTTAAAGAATAAATACCCGTCACAGCATCATAACTAATACCTGTTCCGTGTGCAGAAAAATAAGACCTAATAACTGAAGCGTTTAATTCAGTTCCGATAGCTGCGTAATCATCTGAGTTACCGTGATTTGTGCCGCCGTAAAGAAATGATTTTTCTTGAGGAACAGTAGCTTTATCTAAAACAATAATAGTTCCATTGTCTAAAACTTCATTTGTAGAAGTGGTGATTGTTCCATCGTTGTTATAAGTGACGGAAGCTATGAAGGCACTTAAAGTAGCGGCTGTGTTTTCTACAAAATAGTCTAAAACAAGTAAATCTTTCACTTTTATTTGGTAGCCATTTTCTATAGAAATGTATTGAGTTGAATCGGGATGAACTGACATTGTTGGCTGCTTTGCATCTAAAGCCGTTTGACTATATTGCGAAGAATAAACTTTGTCAGAAGACGCTTGCGACGAACTTGCTATAATTCTTCCGTCAACTTCATTTTCTGCAATAGCCTCAGACTGTGATTTTCTCACAGCCTGATCGGCTTGAATTGCATCTGAAGTTATTTGAACTGATAAAACATTTTCAATATCATTGCCGTGAAAATCTTTTGTTGTAAATACATTACGATTTGTCATACTTTAATCCCCTAAAATTTTATTTAAGTATTAAGTATCCCGAAACGAAACTACCTCCAAAATCTACTGTGATTAACTTTTGAGCTTCATCGAAAGCAATTGAAGGTTCCGCGATACTATAACTATTGTCGATCAGCGTCCAAGCTTCTACAATAGGGCGATCTACGTAGGTAGCGTAATTAGTCATCACTTGTGTTACATTTTCAAAATCTATTTTTACGGTAGCTGCACCAGCTGCATTGAAAGGTTTATCGGTATCTATCCAATCGTCGGTTCTTGCGTCATATTGCCAAACAGTTCCGGTTTCACTATTAACAGCGTAATCAGTATCAGAAAGAATCTCTAATTCTTTTAATGCAGTGTAATTGTAAACAATACCCCTAAAAGTCCTGTCGCTGGGCGCTTTTGCGTTAATATCATCTTGAATTGCAGTGCTAAACTCGAAAAAAGTATCTTCCCAATTCCCATTTGAATACTTCCAAACAGTTCCGGTTTCACGATTATTCACATAATCATTGTCACTTACTGCTGGAACCGCTCTCATCTGAACCCCAGAAACTACATCACCTCTAAATAATCCACTCACGCCTTGATTCTCCTGTATTAGTTGCTTAACGTATTCCACTAAACAATCACCGCTAACTATTGAATCGTCACACTCATCAAATAGCCCATCAGGTATTGGTGAAGGTTTTCCTGCTGCTAACCATATAGCGTAATGCTTTTTAGCTTCGTCTTCCGTCGCTCCTAACGGCAGGTCGTATAGTCTTATTTTCTCAGAAATTGGATAAACACTATAGCCTATCAAGTCTTCACAAGTTTTTTCTTCACCTGTCCTTGAACTTATTTTTTCATACTCTTGGTAGAACCCATAAACTTCGTTTATTGTTTCTGTCTCATATAACCCTTTACTGAAAGCACCAGCAGAATTATCAGGCTCTATATGGTATTCTCTTGGGTGTACTATTGTGCCTGGGTGTACATGAGTATTCTCAACCCTAACTATTAACTTATTAGTTGAAGGGTCTGTTCCTACGTTACGCATTAGCCCGCACAAAGTTGTTTCATGCGGAGGCGGCAATTCCACACTATGCTCTTCTACTTCATAACTTACCCACTCAACACTTGGTGATTGCAGGGATTGATTCTGTTCAGCGAAACCAATAGGTATATAGAGACTAGTAGCGTGATCAATTTTTTTAATCGCACCGTCAAAAGGAATATCTTTTGCGTAAAGTTTTTGAACATTAGGCGTGTTAGCTTCAGCATAACTTTTATTAGACGGTTCCCAAGCACTAGTGTTCAAGTTGTAGTAGTACCAAACACCGTCGATAATTACCCACATATAAATGAAAGCATTTTCTTCAGGGTAAGCCCTATAATTAAACCCTAATATTTTTGTTGCTCTTATGCCGTTACCAGTCGTAGTCAAATTTACGACTTCGTGAAAATAAGAAGACATTGCTGTATAACTTACACTGGACAAAACAAACTCATTAGAAGTCTGAGGCCAGTAAATATCTATATAAACATTTTCGGAGTCTATTTGTAATTTTTCAATGTGGTTTTTCGCTACTCCTATGGGTGTTGCTTGCCCATGGGTTTCAGCGGAACTAGGTACCCAAGATCCGCTTCCATTTGCATACCTATGGCCTTGCACCTGAACCCTAATTCCGTTAGTCGGTAAGATATTGAGCTCAGACAAAAATTTAACAGACCTTGGAAAGTCTTTATCTAATACCCTTAATTTCCTAGCTGGGTAACCTTGTTCTGGGAAGTTGGGGTCAGGGATATAATCAGAAAAAGAACCTACTACATTATATATTCTTAATCTTGAATATCTAAATGAAGAAGAAGGCCAAGTACCTAAATTAAAGTCTGTTATAGAAGTGTTATCTGAAAAAATTATTCCGACGCTCTGATAAATTTTTACGCCGTTAATATGTAAATAACAAAAACCATTATTTCCCGCGCGTATGTAAGAAAAAGAAATAGTTGTTTTACTTCCTATAGCCGGTTGAAAATCTATAGTATTATAATTCTTTATAGCTCCATCTCTTTGCTTTACTCTTAAAACTATTTCACCATAACCGTTAGTTAGAACCTTAATATATTCATTGGCGCTTTTAACTTCTCCTATAGTTCCTTCAACCGTAGCTAAAGAAGCATTATTAAATAAACTAAACTCAACCCTAAACTGATTACCAGAACCAAAAATTTCGGGTTTAAATATTATAGGGCCATTATGCCCACTTAACCCATTACCTCCAGGCGAATTTCCATTGAATGAAATTACTGGATTAGTGATTTTGCTATATGTAAAGTTTAAAGACGATTCCCATTTAGCAGCAGCTTGAACATCAGGGCCGTAGTTACTGAAGGGCACAAGATCATCGCCTCGCATGTAGAAATTGACTCCGTCAGCAAGCTGTGAAATATCAATCGTTTCTTCTGATGGCCTTTCATATATAGCAGATTTAAATGCACCGCTAGAAAAATCGGCAGCGCTATCGTAAGGGTAGACATTGTTCTGACCCTTGTTGTTGTATTTTATTACTGTTTCTGTTGACATAGTTTTTGTCCTTATTAGGTTTATATTCATTATATCAAAAAACCCCCTACTGTGAGGGGGCCGCAGCATATCGCAAAATAAAAAACATGTTATTTCTTATACTTTTTCCATGCTTCAAGCACAGCAAAGCCAATACGTAAACCTTCTTCGACAAGGGTTTCAATGCCATCTTGTGGCAAGTCTAACTTTGCGGCAATAAAAGCATTTAGTTCTTTTAAAGCTTCACCCTCTGGCCATTCAGCTTTGGAAGCGTCACCAACGGCAGCGGGTAATGCTACAACAGCATCTTTAAAATGGATAGCATCAGTCCATTCTATTTCATTGTCTTCAAATGAAAGGCCGATTCCGTTAAGAGTAGCGCAACCAAATAGTGCGATTTCTGCCGTGTCTTTGTTCAATAATTTTAATTCCATTTCAATTCTCCTTGATAATTTTCTATTTAAATATAACTTCAGAAGCCTTAGACCCCCTATAGCTATATAGCCTAACCTAGTAATTGGAAAAAAAGTAGCAACCAACGGGATACTATATTCTATTATCCCGACTAAAGTACTGATAAACCTAGTCATAAAAACAACCTCTTCTGGATTTTCACGAAACCATTTTATCTTTTCCCTAATTTCATCAAAATCTATTTTAATCTTGCCGTCTTCTAACTCTTTTTTTACTTCTTCTTTAATTTCCTGTGACCGCTTGTTTAAAACGTCTTCTTCTTTTTTCAGAAGTTTTACCCATTCATCATATTCTGCTTGAGTCATTTTAGGCATTGCTAACCCCGCTTTAATTTAGTCTTGAGCTTTTTATTTTCAGAAACTAAACTTTCATTTTCCCTTAGCGAGCGCGTAAGACTTTGCCTTAAGGACTTGCATTTAGCTTCGAGCGTCAGCCATTTTGTGTCGTGAAATATTTTTCTGCCTGTCGCTTTAACGATAATGGCTTTTAAGGCCTCTATTTTATCCAAAAGGAATTGTTGTTCGACTAGGTGGGCCTCTTTTGCTGGGTCAGCTTTTGCAAAATAATCCGTGTTATAAATACTGTCGCCATATTCAGCCATTTTTGTCGCCTATGTTTATTGGACTTAACCAAATTTTAAGGGAATAAAACCTAAGAAGCAACTTTTTTAATCAGCACTTTCTTCTTCACGCATTTCTTCTAATATACGAAGCCCATTATCGTTAAAAATAACCTTACTAGGGTTAAACATTTTTTTGTTTTTCAATATTTCGTCTATATCATCAGGGAGAAAAAACAGCTCTTCTTCACTAGTGTCATGCTTGCCGTTTTTTTTAAAACGCTTACGGGATTTTTTGAGTTTTAGCTTCTTTGTGGTTTCATTTACTTCTGTAACCTCGTCAATTTCAAACTCGAATTTGCCTTTGGCGTTTTTGACCTTTTTACCGCGCAAGACTTTACGGCCTTTTTTAGCCCTGACCTTTTTGCGGCCTTTCCTTGCTTTCTTTTTAGCTGCTTTCTTTTTATTTACTGCCATTTTGTTGCCTTTGCCATTCTAAAAATTGTGCTTTTTGCTGTTGCTCGAATTGACTATGTATTGCAGAGCCTTCTTCTGGCGATATATTCATTGCACCAAGACACCAGCCCGTAACGATATACTTTTCGCCTTTTGTTACTTCCATTCCAGCGTGAACATTCGACCAACTAGAATCAAATAAAACAAGCCTACCTTTTTTCGGTTGTATACCTACATTTTGTCTTGGGAAGTGAGTGCAACCATCTTTAAAATTATCGTTAAGGTAGAAAGTATATACTAGGGTTCTACGGCTATTGCGTAGTGTTTGAAAGCCTTGCTCAAAGTGATGAATGTATTTACCTTTGGGCTTATAACGCTGCATTTGATAGCCATCATTTTCTATAAAAAGACTATGTTCCATTTCTGAAACCATATCTTCTTTTGTTTGGCCTTTACGCCTCAAGTGTTTAAACTCAGGTAAGGCAATCATAGCTCTAAACCCTTCGCAAACTTTTTCTTGGAACCAAGAACATTCTTCCACAAACTCAGGGTGCTGATTTAAAGGTAAATCCAATGTGTCTTTTATGTTTTTATCAAGGCCGCCGCCTGTCACACCTTCGTGATGCTTGTCGTGTTTGTTAAACTTTTTAATTAGCTCATCAAAACCTTTTGCAGATAGTTCTAAATCCTGCACCCATATATCATGGGCTACGCGCGTGAGCTTTTTAAACTTTCGACGTTTAGAAATGATTTCTGTGTTAGCTGGTAGCTTGAAAACTGTTGGCATAATATTCTCCTAGCCTTAAGTCTATTTACATTTTTCACCTGTTTTGGCTAAACCGTAATTGTTAGGCTTAACCGCTTCGCCATTGTAGCAGTAGACTTTTTTATCTTCAATACGCACTGTATCTTTTTTAAGCTCAGAAAGTTCAAACATAGTTACGACCATTCCGAAAAATAAAACTGCAAACATAATAAACTCCTTATTTAACTTTGATGAAAGCATTTAAAATTACTGAATTGGGAGCCGTTTCACTGTCTTCCGTTAATGTGTGTCCGTGGGTAATAGTTACGTTACCTGATAACGGGTGAGTGTGGGCCGCTACGTTATTAACTGTAATGCCGTGGTTATGTGAGGCTACGTTATTAACATTCGTTGACCAATTCGTTATCACAAAACCTTCCGGCCTTCCGCCGCCAATTCCACCTGACCAGTCATTAGTCCCATTTGCGTTGTAACCGCCATCATTGGTGTTACTTGTTCTTCCCCCTGTTGTATTACCGGCTTTGGTACTTGCAAATTGATTAGAAGCACTAGCCTGCGCCCTAAAAATAAAATTAGCATTGCTAGATGGGTAAGATTTACCGACGTTAATATTACCAGTATTTGCATAAGGGTGGGTTACGTTGATGTTTGTGCTTGCGTTAATATTTTGAGAGCCGCCCCCATTAGTTGAAGCGTTAATATTTTGAGCACCCCCGTTACTAGTATTTCCACTAAGGGCAACATCGCCTGTAAAGTCTGAAATAGTTATACCGTTCAAGGCAGTGGTTTGTGTTCGCTCTGTGTTTAAGTCTGTTTCATCTGCAAGCGCAGCACGTAAATATTTACTGGTAAGGTCTGGCAGATTAAAGGTAGTCGTTCCATCGCCAACGCCGTATGTATCTCCAATAAGTGCGTATAAGTCCGCGTAATCTACTCTGCTTACCGCTTGCCCTTTTGCTACTTCCCATTTGTCACCGTTTATAGTTTGGAATTGTGATTCAGTTAATATCGAATGCTTTACATCACCAACGGTTGCAAAACTTTTATCATTTAACTCAAATTCAGCGCCGTCACTAGGTTTGATAAGCCATGATTTTCTGTCAAGCGCTTGCTTAATATAGCCCGTTTGAGTTCCGCCTTCTTCTACCGCTATACCAGTGCCTTCGCCTGTTGCTGGCAAACCACCTGAGTTAAGAACAAGAAGTTTATCAGTGAAAATTGTATCTATACCAACAACTTCAAACAGCTCACCAAAAAGAGCAACCGTTGCACCAACGCGACCGATATTTATTTGCTCTGCATTTGTCGCTCCAATATTAAGAGTTCCATCAACGTCTGGGGAGTCCAAGTTGGTTGAGTATAGCGTTTGAATATGAGAGGCCAACCAAGTACGAGCAGCAGACCCAATATTATGAGCAAGCGTATCGTCAGGGTTAAAATCTGAATCACTAGGGTTTGATCTTGTGACTTCATAAAAATCATCGCCTTTACGCCTTAAAACTATAAATTTATTTTGTGTGTCTAAAACAAAGTTTTCTTTTGTTACTGTGAAAATTCTGTTTACTGTATCAGCTGCCGAGGCGTGAACTATCGTTACAGGGCTGATTGTACTGCCACCCATAAGCATAAGGGTATCGCCGTCTACTATCGGTGTTCTGTCTATTAGCTCTAAATCGTCAACCGTTCCACCTTCGCCAACTACAACATGCCCACCAACAACCGGAGTTAAAATACCACCGGCAACACTAATTGGGTTAGCAAGATCAAACGTGCTTTTTTCCATCAAGTATTTTACGTTCTCGTAAACTGTATTCATGTACCAGTTGAATGACTGCAGACTTGGTTTTTCTGGAACGCCTGTTGTGTCACCTGTTGAGGTAGTCCAACCCGTTCCTTTTTTAGCTTGTGTCGGTTCGTTTATAAGGGCATCAATATCTGAAGCCCATTCCGGCAATCGTACTGGTTTGTCCATTTCATATTCTCCTAAATTTCAATCGCAAAATTACCGCCAACGCTGGGGTCGTTATCTATTCCAAAGCCAAGGCCGTCAATGTCTTCAGCGAAACTAAAAGCATCAAGGCTACTTGTAACAAAAAGGCCGAACTTAACACCCGCGGGTTTAGACTTCTCTATAATTCTTTTAAGCCTCGGAACGTCCGCTAAACTGGCGTTATCCACCCCCCTGCAATCTAGTATAAAGGTAGCAGGAAATTCCTCAATAAAGATAACTAAAGAAGCACCAGTCACATTCTTTGCTGTTGTTATAATATCGTTATTTGATCCACTCGAAAACTGGTTGTTTATCTCACCAATTATTTTAACCCTATAATTGTCATCGTCCAAACCTTCGCGCTCAACATTTACCATTGCACCAAGTCGATCAAGGGTAACGCCTGTTGCTGAGCTTAACCATCTCTTTGTATACAAGTCGTAATTAGCATTAGATATGTCTTGTATTTGCTCAGTAAACGATTGAAGCAAGCCTTGCAACTTAGGACTATCAGCAAACTGACTTAGCAGCCTCGCGCGCGCGTCCGCAACATGCGTGTCGATTTTTTCCATTTCCATAACTACACCTCAACTATTGTAATTCTTGAAGTATCAAATTCAGCAACTTCAAAACTAAGAACAGATAGGTTATCTGAAAGCGTTGGGTTAGGCGCAAAGGCTTGCTTTACTGTTAACCCTATAATACCTGGAGTTTGGTTTATTGGTGTAAACCATAAGCTGTTGATAACATCACGGCCTATCTCGTAATAATTTTCTGCAAAAGCCATAACGTCTTCAACTACCTTTGTATCACCATCTTGAGGGTAAAGGGGCCCAATGCTTGTATCGCCATTTTTTTGAATTTCAATTATTAGGTGAACGTCTTTTCCTGTTGGCCTAGAAAAACTTATGTCGTGAGGCGTTCCTTCAATATCTGAAACGCTTTCTGTTATATTTCCATAGGCTTCTATTCCTGCCGGTTTAGTATCCCATATCATTTGAGCAATAGCGTTATCGTTTCCGCCTACTACGTAAGTTTCAAAACACTTTATAGGGCGGCCTTCAACGTCCACAAAATCTTCCACGTTTTCAATAACAAAAGCCTTCGTCACACCATCTACAGTAAGAACCGCGGCCCTGATTTTGTCCGGTGTTGCGGTACCTGTTTTCTGAATAAAATCAACTCGCCTTAGTCTTAGTTCTGCGTCTGTTTCCCGCTCGGTTCCAACGGTCGCGTCTTCTATATTTGTGACTCCCGTAACTCCAAAAGCAGGGGTTAGAATTTCGGTCAATGTACCTGCTACAGCTGGTATCTCTCCGAAGTTTAAGCAACGACTAGGAGCATCACCAAAAGGTAAAAAGCCCGCTTGCTCTTCATTTATATCTATTGCTATAGCGTTATTATTAACTTCTAAAGTGTTGATTGTGACCTGAAGTATTGGCTGAGATTTTTCACCATCGCCGCCTGCAAACTCAATAAGGAAACCATCTAAAACATTACCCGTTACAACTAAATCAGAAACGGTTGTTAGGTTGTTTAAAGCTGTTTCAAGAGTAGCAGCATCAGCGTTGTAAGGTATTTGGCCTGTCGTGTCACTGCCAAGGCTTAGGGAGTAAACACCAAAGTCAGGTTCGGCTGAAAAGTTAATCGATTGGGTTGCATTTATTCCATCCCCAATAGTTGTATCAGCGAGAGTTGCAAACTGTGCTACATCAGAATTAGGCTGACCAGCGCGAAACCCAAGCGGTACTAATGTGTTTTTGTCTCCTAATATTCTGAGGTCAACTTCGGATTGAGTTGCGGCTTTCCTTTCCATACCTACGAAAACAAGGGCTTCATCAAGTGAAACACCTGTTGCGGTGTCAATAAATTGACTGTTATAAACCGCTTCCATTTCATCCCACATAATAGCTTCGCGCTCACCAAAGATGAACTTTAATTGGCCAACAACTGAAGTAGGCAATGTGTTGATAGCTGGCCCTAATACTGTTTTTAAAACTTGGTCTATTTCGCCGTTAATAACTTCAAAAGTTTTTTTATTGAAACCACTAAGCACTACGCCATAAGTCATTCTATACCCCTTGCTCGAATATTATTTCAAATTCACCATCAACAGAATTGGCACCTAATTCAACAACCAAGTTTCTGGTGGCGTTATTTATTTCAAAATCAAATTTAGTAATTGATGTAATACCTGGAGTTTTTTCAGCTTGCTCACGGATAACGCTTTGCACTAAAAGAGTATCAGGGTTTTTTTGAGTAAAAAGTCTTTGAAGGTAAGGCACCCCCACACTTGTATCAAGAAACCACTCTTCTAAAAATGTTTTGAGCCTTATTTCCAAATGTTGGCGGCGGCTTTCTAAACCTTCTGTTAGAGTTAAACCGTTATCAAGCAGAAGTAAATCACCTGTGTTTGGGTCTAGTGCTATGTCAGACATTTATAATCCTATCGTTTTTAAAATATCGTAAAAAATGTAAACGAGGCCGCCGACAATAGTAACCCCTTTTGATATTTTAACAGATTGCGCCCAAAAACTTTCGGGCCGAACTGATTCCTTTGTTTCTACAGTTAGCTTAAAATTTTCAAGCGAATCCATCCTTTGTTCTAACCTGCGGAACTGAGATGTTTTGTCGTTTAATTGTATTCCAAAATAATTTAATGTGCTATCAAACTTGGCCATTTTTTTATGCAGCTCGATAGTTTGGTCTAATATTTTATTGAGAATATCTTTTTCCATTAACGTTCTCCAAATATTTTTTGAGACAATATATTAGTTTCTGAGTTATCAATAAACTCAGTTGCCTTTTGCGTCAGCGAAGTTATCAAAGCAGGGTTTATACCAGCCGGAGAACCTGGAGCTGAACTAATACTTGTCGGGGTAGTTTTCAATATTTCTATTATATCAGTCAAGAAGGTAGCTAACACATTACCTAGCACAAAAGGCTCGTCACCTTGAGAATTTGATCCGCTCAAAGATATAGAACCTTCTGGCTTTATTGATAAACTACCTTTTTCATTTACTAGGACTAGATTATCTTTTTCACTTTCGCTTATGGGTAATTGTTTTGATGTTGGGTAAAGGCCTACCAATGCCACCGCGTCACTAAGGCTGAATTTTCTAGGGTTATTAGGGTCAACAACCCCACCGTTAGTAATCCAATTATCAATGCTGCGCTGGCTGCAAACTAATAGGCAGGAGTCACCTTTTTTTAAAGGGAAATAAATACCCGCATTTTCTGACCTAGGAAAAACAACAGGCACATCCTGAATAAGAGGCCTGTTAATTGGCCCTTTGTCTTTTAAAAGTATTTTAAGCGAAGGCTGAACTTCTACAAGTTTCCGTTCAAAATCAAACTTTTGAATTACCGCAGGCATGCAGATATTCATTTTTTTTAGCTGACTGTCTACAGCTTTAATAATAACGTCTGCTTGGCTGGGGAACCTATTCTCTAAATCTAATGTCATAAAACTAAACCCTCACAGGTGAAACCAAATTCGCCACCGTAATTATCACCCCTTCCGTTTAATTTTAAAACTACAAAATTTCCTGTAACGGTCGGTAGGTCAATTACAACTTTTCGACCGACAGCTAACTCTGAAATTAATAAGGTCTTAAAAGATATATTACTAAAAGAAGTAACAGGGGTTCCGATTAGTCCTGTTTGGGGCCCTAGCTTTATTGCTGGTTCGGTTGTTCCTTTATCCAGTTTTAAAATCTGTAGCTGCGAATCTTGCACCGACCAAGTATAACCCCTTTTTTGAGTGTACTCAGTTAATACAGATTTAGCGTCTTCAGAAACACTTACGGCCCTTGGTAGTTTAGTTTCAAACGGCGTTGTATCAAAATTACTTGCCAAACTAATACCTTCATCTTTTAGGCTTGCGACTGCTGCTTCTAATATATTTAGTTCTGTATTACCTTTCGGGAAAACTTGGCTCACGTGCGCGCTCGCGAGGGCAATAGCTCCATCACCTATTTCTAAAGAAGTGACTATATCAACGCCTTCATCGGTTGTTTCACTTTTCAAAATGCTACCGGTTAATAGTTGCTTGTTTTCGTTACCGTAGCCACCCCTCAAAACTAAAACATTACCAACTTTATCTAAGGGAGCGCGGGCGTCTTTTGATACGTTGTATATGGTTATCGTTCCACTGTTAGGAATACCTTCATATGATTTTACAAAGTCAAAAGCTATTCTCAAGCCGTCAAATTTATATTGATCTCTGGTCTCTAAATCTTGGACTGTTAGGTTTATATTTCTTTTATACAGGGTCGCCATACATTAACCTCCAACGTCTTCCTAACCCTTGAAAAGTGGGCTCTTCGTTTTTTTCGGTAGTATCGTAAAGGAATAGATTTTGCGAAAGCCCTTTTGTGTATACATATTTTTTAGATAATGGGTAACTGACAGCTAACCTAATCCCTTGCACCAAAGGGGTGTTGTCTGAAAGTATTAGGTCATAAGTCCAAAAGTTTAGCCTGCCGTTCCAGTTAAATTCCATGAAATATATATCACCATCTAAAGTGATATTTATTCTAAAATTATATGTGTCAGTTGGTAATGGTATTTCTAACATATTAAACTTTCGTTATTGTTGTAGGGTAAGAACCCGCAGACGAACCACTTAAGACATTTGTCTGGCCTGTTATATCTAATTTAGTTAGCAGAACATCAATTAAAATGTCTGCTATAGCATCGGCGAACTTTTGCCTTTCAGCTGTAAAGTCTGGGTGTGAGGGGCCAAACTGGGCATCGAAATTAGTTTTTACTACAGTAGCAATATCTGCTTTTATAAGTGCCATTATTAACTCCCTTTAAATATATTACCAATAAAGTCAGCTGTAGATTTCGCCCAACTATTAGCGTCTTCAGATTGTGGTGTTTCTTCTGGGGTTACTTTACCCTTATCTTTTTTTGCTGAAGCTGTTGATGCGAGGTCTTGGTCGCCTTTTTTCAAGTTGGAATCTAAATTTACAATTTCTGTTTGTGCTGTCCTTAGCTCTTTGAAGTTTGCTTTTATTCTTATGCTATGCCCTGTTGTTCCATCCCGAGGAACAGTTAACCCCACACATATCATACGATCATAAACTTTTAATCCTGTTGATATAGTAAGCTCTGCACCTTCACGCCATAAGTTTTCTACATTTTTCCAAGCATTAGTTAAGTCAACTTTATCATCACCGAAAACACCGCCTAATAATTTTAAAGGGGTTTCAGAAATAAGTCCTTCTACTGAATAGATTTCTGGCTTGAAAATTAAATGATCAGAAACAGTATACCCATTACTTACTGGTAAGTCCGTTAGTTCTGATTGTCTTACGTGTTCTTCAGTTAAAGCTACATCGAACTTAGTTAATTCTTTTGTTTTTATTTTTGTCAGTATTAGCTTACTTTCCTTGCGGGCTAATATATTTATTTCAGCCATTAATATACCTCAGCCGTTTGGGTTGCTACACTTGTTTCAAAATTTTGTTTTACTAGGGCTGACTTTAAAGCCGTCATTGTTTCATTAGCTATATCTTTTGCACTAGCGTTGGTTTTAGCGTTTATGTTTAGCTTTATGTCATTTTTCACGGCATTGCTGTTGTTGTTGTTTTTTACGCTGTTACTAATATCACCTTTTATTTTATCTTGCGGTTTATCCCCACTACTAAATAAACCTTTTGCAAAATCAATCCCCCTGGATATGAGGTTGCCACCTTTTTCTTTTATATTAGAGCCGACTTTTTTTAGTGTTCCAACAGGGTCTTTAACGATTTCTGTTATTCCAGTAATTCCGTTTTTCACAAAATTAACAACAGACATTAAACCCTGTAGGAAGGAATCAACAAGATAACTTTTTATGCTTTTTATGGTTTCTTTTAGGACATCGTAAAGTTTGCCGCCGAATATATAATCAATCGCACCTGAAAACATTTTTTTAATCATTTGGGCTATGTCTGAAAAGCTATCTTTTGCAGAATCCCAAGCGTCAGAAAACATTTCACCAATTTTTAACTCGCCTATGGTGTTATCCCAAGTTTTTCCTATTTCATCAAATAACTCAGGGAAAATCCAAATCTCACTGGCTACATCTTTTGCCTTTTGCTTAAACTCATCAAAATCACCAAACATATCTTTGAAAAAAGAATTAGCGAGAGGCTTAGTAATCCAAGTGTAAAGGTCTTGGAACAATAAGATTACGCCCGCGATTGCTGCACCTATCAGAATAAACTTAGCAGCTACGATAATCATAGGGCCAAGAGTTTTCATCCAAGATTTCAAGGCTGTTATTCCCATTGTCTTCAACAACAAAATAGACTTTGCTATACCCCCGTTAAAAACGATAAACAACTTTATACTGTGAAGGAGGCTACCGGCCATCACCCCCAACGCGCCGACCATGTAAAGGCTTATTAACGAGATGACTACTTTTAAGATATTAGCAAGGCCGCCGAA